CGACAGGTAGGTATGGAGATTCCTGATGAAGTAGATGACCTAGATGAAGTACAGATCAACGCTTGGGTCTGTAATGGTCAAATGCTCCGCAGTGTAATTAATCCTTTTACACCTTTCCGTATCCCCTATCATGCGTTTAGTTACGAAAAGAACCCCTACAGCTTCTTTGGTATTGGCGTAGCAGAGAACATGGATGACTCTCAAAAGATTATGAATGGTCATGCACGTATGGCTATTGATAATCTAGCTCTATCAGGCTCTGTAATCTTTGATGTTGATGAGACTGCCCTTGTAGGTGGTCAAAGCATGGAGATCTATCCGGGTAAAGTATTTAGACGGCAAGCTGGTGTACCCGGACAAGCTATTAATGGCTTGAAGTTTCCTAACACTACTGTAGAAAACATGCAAATGTTTGACAAGTTCCGACAGCTTGCAGATGAACAAACAGGTATTCCTTCTTATAGTCATGGTCAAACAGGCGTACAAAGCATGACACGTACCGCATCAGGTATGTCTATGTTGCTTGGTGCAGCCTCACTGAACATTAAGACTGTTATTAAAAATCTTGATGACTTCCTGTTAAAGCCTATGGGTGAAGCATACTTCCAATGGAACATGCAATTTTCAGACTATAAGCTTGGTATTGAGGGTGATTTAGAAGTTAAGGCTACAGGTACAAACAGCTTGATGCAGAAGGAAGTACGCTCTCAAAGGCTTACGATGTTCCTTCAGACCGCAGCTAATCCTGCTGTAGCTCCGTTTATTAAGATGAACAAGCTTATTAGTGAACTGGCGTACAGCTTAGATCTAGACCCAGATGAACTAATGAATGACCCTGAAGAAGCTGCAATGATGGCTCAGATTATAGGAATGCAAAATAATGTTGGACAAAGCCCTAGCCCGGAAGCTGGCCCCGATGGTCAAGGACAAGCACCAATGGGAGGCCCTGAAGGAGTACCTCAACAACCTCAAGACCTTGGAGTTACAGGTACTGGTGGCGGCAACATCGGAACTGGATCTGTTCCGCAGTCAGGGGAAGCTGAGTTCTCTGGCTAGGCTAGAAACTTTACCTGAGCAAGTAGACGAAGCACTTAATAGGAAAGATTATGAGTAAGAGTATGTTGGATTTAAAAGAGACTGACGCAGCACTAGCTTCGGCTAGAGCTTCAGCAGAAAACAGTAGAAGGCAAGAATTACTGCAACAACAAAAAAATGCTCAAGCTTTAATGGATGCTGAAGTTCGTCAATTGCAACGTGAAAATAGAGGAATGTCTGAAGAACAAGCCAGAGAAATTATTTTTATGCAGATGCAAGAAGCTGCTGCTCGGCAAGAAAAACAACCGCTGGCAAAGGGTGGCTTGCCAGATCTTACAGGCGATGGAGAGATTACTCAGGCAGATGTCTTGAAAGGACGTGGAGTTTTTAATGAAGGTGGCTCTATGATGATGCCCCCTGAAGGTATGCCAGTAGATACCTATCCTAACATACCAGAAGATGAAATGGATGAAGCACTGGCTTCACAGCTTCCAGACGATGAAATGGAAGACGATTATATTAGTTACGTCATGGATGAATCCCTTGACGATGATGAACAAGATTACCTAGCAAATGTATTACAGAATGATCCAAGACTATCAGATATTTTGGACAAAGTAATTACAGTTGCTAGTGAGTTTTCGGGTGCTGGAGAAGTTGAAGGCCCCGGAACTGGTGTATCAGATTCTATCCCCGCTCGTTTGAGTGACGGAGAGTTTGTATTTACCAGAAAAGCAACCGACCAGATTGGTGCGGATCAGCTTCAAACAATTATGGATGATGCTGAACGTGCTTATGATGGCGGTTATCAAATGAAGGCTATTGGCGGTTATATGCAAGAAGACCCTGAAGAGCAAGATTCACCCCTCAGTCAAACCGATGAGGAAATCAAGAAGCTCATGATGGGTGCAAATAAGATGCCCAGCCTTCAATAATTTTTACGGCTACCTTGGTAAGACAAGCCCCATAAACTTGACGGAGTTAATATGGCTACCTTGCAAGACACAAGCCCCGTGAAGGAGATTGAGAATGTCAGAAGTACAAGAAGAAGTTAGTAATCCATACAATGCTCGTAAGCCTTGGCACGAAGCTGATAAGCCCAGTGGAGGCAGTGCAGATGGATTATTTTTTGAGCCACCTCAGGCTACCCTTGAAGAGGCCCCTGAAGAAGAAGCTCAACCCCGAAAGAGGACTAACTATAAGAAAAGATACGATGATCTAAAAAAACATTATGATCAAAAACTTGGAGAGTTTAAACAAAAGGAACAAGAACTCCTTGCGATGGCTCAACAAGCACAACCTCGTTATGAACCGCCTAAGTCTGAAGAAGAGTTAGAAAGTTTTAAAGAGGAGTATCCTGATCTGTATAACACTGTTGAATCTGTAGCACATATGCAGAGTCAACGGCAGGTAGCAGACCTTGAAGCACAACTACAGGCTATGCGGCAACGTGAGTCTGAAGTATTGCGGAGAGAAGCTGAAACCACTTTGCAACAGCGCCATCCAGACTTTGAGGACATCAGAGGGGATGAGCAGTTTCATTCGTGGGCTAAAGAGCAGCCTGAGCAGATTCAAGATTGGATTTATAATAATCCTGATAATGTTGCTTTAGCTTCAAAAGCTATTGATCTTTACAAATTGGAAACTGGTATTACTCAAAAACAACAGCCCAGAAAGAAACCTCAAGGTTCGGCAGCAGATATGGTATCAACTAAAACAACTAACGTAGATGCTGGTCAACCTAAGATCTGGACTGAACGGGAAATCGCTGCTATGTCCCTAGATCAGTTTGATAAATATGAAGATGATATTAAGCAAGCAATGATGGAGGGTCGCGTAGTAGCATAATTAATTTGTGTTATTAGGAGAATATTAACATGGCTTATAATGTAAGTGACCAATTCTTTGAACCGTCTACAGATACCAATGCTAACTTTGGTAACTCTGTATCAGGACAAACCAACTCGTTTTTCCTACCTAAAGTTTATTCCAAGCAGGTACTAAACTTTTTCCGTAAGGCTTCTGTGATTGAAGGTATTACGAACACTGACTATGCGGGTGAAATCGCAGCATTCGGTGATAGTGTACGAATCATCAAAGAGCCTGAAATTACTGTTTATCAGTATGAGCGTGGTCAAGATGTGACCGCTACAAAGTTGACCGACCAAGAAGTAACTTTGGTTGTTGACACTGCTAACGCATTTAAGTTCATCGTAGATGACATTGAAACTAACATGTCTCACGTTAACTTCCGTGACGTTGCTACGTCTTCAGCAGCTTACTCTTTGCGTGATGCTTTTGACCAAGGTGTACTGGCTTCTATGTTTGCTGGTGTATCTGCTTCTACTCCTGACCATGTACTTGGTACGGACAATGCTACTGATCTGGCTGAAGGTACTTTTGACGGTACTGGTAACCTAGACCTTGGTTTTGGTACTAACGAGCATGATCCTCTGGATATTATGGCACGTATGGCACGTTTGCTAGACGAGCAGAACATCCCAGAAGAAGGCCGTTGGTTCGTAGCTTCACCACAGTTCTACGAAGTACTGTCTCAGTCTAGCTCTAAGCTGTTGAACGTAGACTTCAACGCTGGTCAAGGCTCCATCCGTAATGGTTTGGTAAGCTCTGGCAAGCTGCGTGGTTTTGATATGTACAAGTCAAACAACATTCCTGCGGTATCTAATGCTGCTGGTCAATGTCTGGCTGGTCACATGTCTTCTACGGCAACGGCTCAAACGATCACCAGCACTGAGGTCATCCGTGACCCAGATAGCTTCGGTGACATTGTTCGTGGTCTACATGTTTACGGTGCTAAGGTACTGCGACCAGAAGCTCTGGTTTCAGCTTTCTACGGTATCGACTAGACCTTTTAAGGTGGGGGCTGCTTCGGTGGCCCCTTTCCTTTTTACTGGAGATTATAATGCCTCAACTTGGATCTGATGCGAAGCCCTTAATGATGAGACAAACTATTGCTGGTAAAGGCAGTAGAATCCGCAAAGGAACTAATTACGCACGTTACAAAGATAACTTTGATAAAATTTTTAATAAAGACTCTGACCCTGAATGCTCTACAGAGTTAGAAGGCGCTAGAGCAATTAGTAAAACTTTTTCAATGGAGCAAGACTAATGAGTCTAGGCAAAATGATTAAAAAATTAGTAGCTGAAGTAAATCAAAAAACAAACTACGGTGGTGTTCAAGAGCTACCTATGTATGGGATTGGATACGCTGAAAGAATGCAATATAATGAAGGGGGTCAGACTATGTACGGTAAAGATAAAAAGAAAGGCATGATGTACGGTGGTATGAGCCGTGAGAAAAAAATGGGCGGTGGACGCTCTATGTATAATAACGGCGGCTATGCTTCTGTACAAGATATGGAAAAAATGTGCAGTACTAAATCACCACGGAACTCAATGAAGTGAAAGTAGCTGCTCCTAAAGGTTACCACTGGATGAAGTCCGGCAAGTCTTACAGGCTTATGAAAGATCCTAAAGACGGTTATAAGCCTCATAAGGGTGCAAGTAAATCAGCAACCTTTGAGGTTCAAAAGGCGCATAAATAATGGCAACATATCTAGATTTAGCAAATGAACTCCTACGGGAGATGAATGAAGTAGAGCTTACAAGTTCTAGCTTTGCTTCTGCTGTGGGTATTCAACAACATGTTAAAGACTCTATTAACAGGGCTTATCTAGATATTGTTAATGAAGAACCGCAGTGGCCTTTCCTTGCTGTTAACCTTAGTGGTGAAACAGATCCTATGTACGGTAATGTATACGTAGAAACTGTAGCAGGACAACGCTGGTATAACTTAAAGCCTGCTAGTTCTTCTTTAACTACTGACTATGGCTACATTGATTGGGATAACTTTTACTTAACTACTGTAGGTGTAGCGGGTGAGTCTGCTCCTTATACTGCGCGTAACTTACGCTTTACTACAACAGAAGCTTGGAAAGACTACAGACGTATTCCAGAAAACTTAGACGATGCAGATACTCAACAGTATGGCATTCCTGATCGTGTAATTAAAAGTCCTGACAATCGTAAGTTTGGCCTTAGCTCTATTCCAGATAAAGTATATCGTATTTGGTTTTATGCTTATGCACTACCTACAGAGCTTTTATTATTTGGTGATGAAACAGTATTTCCAAATACTTACAAGCCTGTATTGCTTAACAGGGCTAGATATTATATTTATCAGTTTAAAGAAAGCCCACAGTTTTCTGCATTTGCTCTTGAAGACTACAAGCGTGGGTTACGTTTGATGAAACTTAACCTAATGAATCCTAATCCCGGTGAGTTTAAAGATGACCGCATGAGGTTTGTATAATGTCTCAGCCGTTTGGTTTATCAGCTAAAGGCGGTTTATATACCAGCCTTAACCAGCTTGAGATGTTGGGACAGCCGGGAGTTGCTTCTAAGCTTACAAACTTTGAAGTAGATACCGATGGAGGCTATCGCCGTATTAATGGCTTTAGTATTTTTGGAGGAGCTTCAGCAGTCAGACCTAATGGTTCTAATAAAGTATTAGGTATTAGGGGCTATGCTGATGGTGTAATTGTTTGTTCAGGCACTGGTATATTTTTTAGCACAGATGGTACTTCATGGATTTCTATAGCTAAGTCTGGAGTTTCTGGTTCAGGAGACAACTACTCAACTTTTACAGGCCGTTCAGATTTAGTACGAACTAATCAAAAACAAATTAGTTTTTCTATATTTGAAGGTACATTTGATTACGGAGAAGTTTTAATATGTGATGGGTCTAATAAGCCTTATTTCTTTAGAATGGAAGGCACAGGAAATTTAACTACTAGAACTTTTTTTGCAAATGAAGTAACAGTAAGCGGCACTGTTTCTCCTCGTGTTGGTACAATCCATGATGGACATTTCGTAGTTGATGGCGGTAGTAGTAACCCCAATACAATTTTTTATAGCTCTTTTAATGACCCAGATAACTTTACTGGTTCTGGAGCAGGCGCTATTGTACTTGAAGACAAAGTAGTAGGATTAGCTAGTTTCCGTAGTGATCTTATTATTTTTGGTACTAATAGTATTTTTAAACTTTTAAACATAAATGATTCCGCTAGTATTGTTGTAGATCCTGTTACTAAAAACGTAGGCTGCATGGATGCACAAAGCATTCAAGAAATCGCAGGTGACTTGTTGTTCTTGAGTCCTGATGGACTTAGAACTGTTGCAGGTACGGTACGAATTGGTGACGTTGAGTTAGGAACTGTAAGTAGACCTATTCAACCTACGATTAAAAGTATTGCAGCAAACATTGATAACTTAGATATTACCAGTGCTGTACTTAGAAGTAAATCACAATATAGATTGTTCTATAATACAGATGGTACTGCTAATGCTGCTTCAAAGGGCATCATTGCTACGCTGACTAATGAAGGTTTTCAGTACTCAGAAACTCAAGGAATTAAAGCTACGGCTTTGACATCAGATTTAGATGTTGATGGTATTGAACAAACTTTTCATGGAGATACTGACGGTTACATTTATAATCATGATGTAGGTAACTCTTTTGACTATGGTGGTGTTGCTGCCGATGTAACAGCAGCTTATCAAACACCTAACTTAGACTTTGGTGATGTAGGCACTAAAAAGACTATGCGTTATGTACGCATTTCTATGAGTCCTGAAGGTGAGATTCGTCCTACATTACGTGTGCGTTATGATTATGAAGACCCTCTTATTGCACAACCTTTAGATTATATATTAGATAGTATTCCGCTGCCTAGTGTTTTTGGATCAGGTATATTTGGGGCAAATGTATTTGGAGCTTCTTCAGATCCTTTAATACGTCAAACAGTACAAGGAAGTGGACATACCGTAAGTTTTATTGTAACAAGTTCAGATCAACAATCGCCATATACAGTGAATGGTCTTTATATAGACTACACTCCATCAGGAAGGAGATAATAGATGGCTCAGAGCTATACCAGACAAAGTACATTCGCTGATGGAGATACTATCTCAGCATCGTTGTTTAATAACGAGTACAACCAATTAGTAAACTCTTTTGCTTACTCATCTACCAGTGCAGTAAATACAGGTCACAGACATGACGGTACTGCTGGACAAGGCGGTAATATTTTTAAGATTGGTGATCTTGATTTTCTTAACAAGATTGAAGTAGACGGAACAAACAATCGTCTTGGTTTTTATGTAGAAGTTTCTAGTGCTGCTGTAGAGCAGGTTCGTATTCAAGACGGTGTTATTGTACCTGTTACGGATAATGATATTGATCTAGGTACTTCTTCTTTACAGTTTAAAGATCTTTACATAAATGGTACTGCAAACCTTGACAGCCTTGTATTAGGTAGTGGCTCTACAGTTACTGCTATTCTTGATGAAGATGATCTTAGCTCTGACAGTGCTACGTCATTAGCTACACAGCAGTCTATCAAAGCTTACGTAGATGCTCAAGTAACTGCTCAAGACTTTGATTTCAGTGCAGACTCTGGCGGTGCTTTGAGCATTGACCTTGATAGTGAGGCTATGACCTTTACAGGCGGTACAGGTATTGATACGTCTGGTTCAGGCAATGCAGTAACCTTTGCAATTGACAGTACTGTAGCAACTTTAGCAGACACTCAAACCTTTACTAACAAGACTCTGACAAGCCCGGATATTAATGGTGGTACTGTAGACGGTGCAACTATTGCTACGTCTGATATTACTGTAGGGGCTGGTAAAACTTTAGATGTTTCAGCAGGTACTCTAACACTTGCAGACGATCAGATCTCTGGTGACAAAGTAGAAGGCGGTACAATTGCTGCTACTACTATTACAGACTTGACCTTCGGAAGTCTTAACGACGGTACAATTACTGTTACAGCATTTGTAGATGAAGATAACATGTCTTCTGACAGTGCAACGCTTGTACCTACTCAACAGTCTGTTAAAGCCTATGTAGACTCTCAAGTCACTGCACAAGATTTAGATGTTACTACAGACAGCGGTACGATTGCAATTGATCTTGATTCAGAGAACCTTACAGTTACGGGTGGTACGGGTATTGACTCTAGTGCCACTGGTAATGCTGTAACACTGGCTATTGATTCTACGGTAGCTACTCTAGCAGGCACACAGACGCTCTCTAACAAGACTTTAACTACCCCTGTGGTATCGGGTAACCTTACTACTGACGGCCTTATAGACGGACGTGACGTAGCTACAGACGGTACTAAACTTGATACCATAGAATCAAATGCTACGGCTGATCAAACTGACGCTGAAATTAAAACAGCTTATGAAAATAATTCAGATACTAATGCGTTTACTGACGCTGAAAAAACTAAACTATCAGGTATTGAAGCTAGTGCAGATGTTACGGATACTACAAACGTAACAGCCGCTGGTGCTCTGATGGACTCTGAGCTTACCAGTGAAGCCTCTGTTAAAGCTTTGGATCAGGGTGTAGCTACTACAGACAGCCCTGCATTTACTAACTTAACTTTGAATGGTACAGGATCTGTAAAGGTTCCTGCTGGCACAACGGCTCAGAGAGACGGTAGCCCTGCTGCTGGTATGTTTAGATACAATAGCAGCCTTGCACAGTTTGAAGGCTATACAGACGCTTGGGGAGCTATTGGTGGTGGTGGTACTAATACCTTTACTACTGACAGCTTTACAGGTAATGGCTCTACAACTGCCTATGCTTTAAGTCAGTCAGTATCTTCTGAAGATAATCTTCTTGTATTTATTGAAGGTGTCTTCCAACAGCAAGATGCCTATAGCATTGCTACAGCAGGCGGTGTAACTACATTAACCTTTAGTGTTGCTCCAGCTAACAGTAACAGCATTCTTATTTATTCTGTAGCTGCTGGTGTGTCTGGCTCTAACTTGAACATTGATAGCATGACAGGTGACGGTAGTGACACTACACTGACACTTACT